CTCGGCAAAGTAAAAGATATAGCTGAGGATAAGGAACATCAAATTGAATTTCTGGGAACTGTAGTTAGACTAGGCGTCGTTGTCTGGTCTGGTTTTATTATTACACTTAACTATGTAGAAATACCAATGGTCAAGAAGTCTGGCAATAGCGATATCACTTTCGTCGCCAGCGTCTTTACGGGTGCACTTGCAACATTCGGTCTTACTACAGGTAAAAACGGTAATAGCAAACCTCCTACTTGCCCTATGATGAATAAAGACAAACCAAAGACATGAAGAAACTAATTCTTCTCTTAGCATTGTTATCACCCACAGTTGCAAGAGCTAATACTGTCACGCCACAATTTACGACTGGCAGTATGAACAGCACCACCACTACAACTCAGACTATTACTGAGGTAGAGCAACGTCAGGTCTTCGGGTCTGCCGTCAACACGTGGTCTGGAACTAACGTAACACCATCAGCTGACATATCTGGTAGTGGTACAACCTTTACTGTGACTAACACAGCTAATCCTTGGACATTAGAAACAACTACAAGAGCTGCTGGATTAGTAGAACAATGGGACACAACCACAAACTATACAATAAACTCTACTACAAACTCCTTGTCTGTCTTCTCACAGTAGGCAGTCCAGCGTTTGCAGAGGGAGATACAAACAATAGTTCTAACCCTGTAGCAGCAGCTACGGGTAACGTAACAAATCAAGCGGTGCAGTTCCAAAACAACGGAGCACCGTCCCGTCAGAACTATGGTCCAAACATATCGTGTAATGGATCTACGATGACGTTTAGCCCTTTCTATATGGGTAATGACACACAGCCAGAGACTGAAGATGGCTATGTTATTACTGAGAACTGGGGCTTTCAAATAAACTTTTCAGTACCTTTAGACAAGCGTGGTCTTGAGCAATGTAGACGTATTGCCAAGCGTCAAGAGGAAAAGATGCGGTTAGATTACGAGCTTGTACGTGCACTTAAATGTGCAGAGCTACAGCGTCAGGGGTTTACATACAGACCCGGGACTGACATGGCAGTATTATGTCAAGACATCGTACCTATATCAGCACTACTACCACCTAAAAAGAAAAAATTTGGAGTATTTTAATGAGTACACATACAAGACTCAAAGCATTAGAAGCGGAAGCAGCTAAAGCAAAACCTAAGAAAACCAAAAAAACCACTAAATAATGATCACATTAGTAAAACCAATCCTATTCGCCTTTATAAAAACTAAAGCAGTTAAAGAACTGATAGTAAATTTATTAGAGGCATACGCTAAATCTACAGATAATACTGTTGATGACAAGCTAGTTGAGCTAGTTAAGAAGAATCTATTAGGAGAATAATGGACGAGCTAAAGAAACTACCTAGAAAAGCAACAGAAGAAACCTTTAATGAGCTACACTATCTTGTTACAGAGGACTTTCTACATAGAATAAAGAGTGGAGAAGCGACTACACAAGATCTGAAAGCAGCTTGCGATTGGCTAAAAACCAACGACATAACAGGTGTTGCCTACGATGGTAGTCCTTTAGACAAGCTTAACAAACTTCTACCTACAGTTGACCCTTCACTCGTAAAGAGGAAAGTATATGGCAAGAACTTCTGAATACTACAAGAAGAATCCTAAAGCTGCGGCCAAGCGTCGCAAGCAACAGGCTAAGTATAACAAAACCAAAAAAGGTCTAGCAATACGAGTCAATGCAAACAAACTTAATAGAAAACTTGGTACTTATGGAAACGGTGACGGCCTCGATGCCGCACATTATAAGGGTAGCAAGACCAAGGGCAGAAAACAAAAGCCCTCTATCAACAGACGTAGCCGACTCAAAAAATGACCCCACTACTACCTACACCTGATTACTATTTACACAATTTAATAACCATGACAAGTTCAGAATCAAAACGGCTCTGGAGAAGGGCTATCAAAGAGCACTTTAATTGTACATGCGTTTATTGCGGAGAAACTTATGAATTACAAAAACTCACTATCGACCACGTACGTCCCAAATGTAGGGGCGGACAAGATGTGGCGACAAATGTTGTCCCGTCGTGTAGAAGATGCAATCAGGAAAAAGGTAGTCAAAACTGGAGGGACTGGATGAGATCGACATTCGGCATTACTGACAGGGAACACACAATTCTATCACACATAAGATGAATGAAGAAGAATTAGATCCGATTGAAAAACAACTAAAGGAAGCACAAGAACAGTTTGATCGAGAAAACGAACAGATCTACGATGAACGTACTAAAGGTAATGAAGAGATACGTAGAAAACGCACTGAAGATGATGACGAACAGCTAGAACTACCACTTGAATCACGTAATTTGGCTCGAGTAGGTGCTGGTTTAGCTTTTGAAGTAGGAGCTAACAGTTTATTAGATGCACTAACACTTGTACCCGGATCTCAGGCTGTTGGTTCTGCTGTTATTAACTCTATAGCACAGGGTATACGTGGCGGTAAGTTTAGTTTTGGTGAAGTATTAGGATCAGCTGTGGCTAGTCAAATACCCGGTTTAGCACAAGGTAAAGCTATAACTAAAGCTGGTAGGATAACTAGAGCTGCTGGTACAGGTGCTGTATCTGGTGCAATAGAAACTACCAGTATAGCTGCTGTAGATGAAGGCAGATTGCCTACAGCTCAGGAGTTTGGTCTAGGAGTTGGAGCTGGTGGTGTACTTGGAGCCGGATTTGCACAAGCTGCTGATCTTGCAGACCCAAGAGTTACTGGTGTATTTAGAGATTTAAGAGCTAGAATACAATCTGGTTCAGATAGTTCATTTGATTTAGTAGGCAGTGTTGGAGCTGCAAAAAAACGTCCTCCAAACTTTAGTACTACTGGTACGTTTGGACGAGCAAGATATTACGAAAGTCCAAAACAAACTCAAAAAATAGCAAGTGAACTTATAAATACATGGGGAATGAAGAATTTAACATTTGATTTTGACCAGTACGAAATAATGCGACCTAAAGTTGTAAAAAGTGCTAGTAGATCATTTGGTGAATTGTTTGAGTCTGTGCCATATACTAAAATTGATTTTAACCTTATACAAAAAGCAAAAATTCCAGCACTTCAAAAAAAATATTCTAGTATTGTAGAGGCGGTAGGATTCCCTGCACGTAAGTTTCAGTTACACCATACTGTTCCAATAAAAGGTTCACTACCCGGATATGATGGATTACGTTTTGGTAGTGATGAATGGTGGGAAGTTACTGAAATATTATTTAGAAATATGCTACGACCCGGAAATGATGCTTTTAACTTAGCAGCTTTAGTTGGTGGTAATAAACCTACAACTGTTCTTCAAGATGGAATACCTACTAGATTTCCTACACCTCATAGTGTAACACATAAATTTTTAGATGCAAAAATAGGTCCTAGTGGTGAACTATTTTGGACTAAAGAAGTTAGAAAAAAAATGAAAGTTGACTTTGAGTACAGAAAAGAAAAGTGGCAAGAATACGCAGAATTAGTTAAACAATCTCAAGATATAACTAACCAAGCTGAATTTACATTTAGAGACTTATACGAAGATATACCACCAGAGCAATTAAATGATGAGTTAGATCTACTGGTCGAGAGACTTGTTGACCTTGATGACAGAGGACTGTTAAACAAAACTACAGTTGATGACAACTATCAAGTTCCACAGATGAAAGATATTGTCACAGAAGTTGCAGAAGAAATGCGAGCAAGTGATTTAGATGCTGCATTAGACTCAGTTACAGGTCGTCAACAAAAACAACGTGAGTTTGTTAGAAAAAGACTTATTGAAGAAATCGAATTAAGAAGGTTAAATGATATGAGCGTTCCAGATCAAATAACTGAACTACGAAGACTAACTGGTATGTCTATTGATGATATACAATTACTAATACAAACTAATCCTAAGTTTGATATTGCTAAGTTTATCATGGATAATCAATAATGAACACCGAAAAAAATTCCCTAGCCCTATTACAGCAAGACTTTAAGTTGTTCTTGCAAGCGTTGTGGCATGAATTA